AGGCAGATACTTTTTAATTATTTTAGTTTTTACACCACCATCCTTAAGAAGATTATAAACATAATCCTTATAACTTAATTCTTCTTTTTTCTCTACTAACTCATCAAAGGTGGTATTTAATTGTTCTCTTAACTCAGTTAATTTTTCATGTTCAGTATTTCTGTTCGCAAGTTGATCGGTAAGTTTCTGAATTTCTGATTCCAAATCATTGATCTGTCGGTTGTATCCAGATATCCGAGTATTGTTTTGAGAAATGTCATTGTTGAGTTTAGTGATCTCCTTTGATAGTTTGTTGAATAGAGACTCTCTTTCTTGTTCAGATTTAATTTTAAATTGTAAATCTTTATACCCCTCTTGGAGTTCTTTAGCCTTTAATTCAACATCAGCAACTCTATTTAAACGAAACTCTTCCTTGATATCTTGAGTACAGGTAGGGCATACCGTATTATCAGTAAAAAATTTATGTTCTTTGGTAAGGGTTGATACTTTATTGGATATTTTACCTTTTAGATTGTTAAGTTTCAGTAATGTTTTACTTGCTCCTGTAACCTTTTCCTGATCCTCTGTAAGGCCAGTTACCTCCAGTTCTAACTCTTCATTAGTAACAATACATTCATCAGTCTCTTTAATTAAACTATTAATTTTTTCTTTCTTACCCTTGATATTTTCTTTACCTCTTGATTCTATATCTTCTATAAATTTTTTCTGCATACCTACCTTATCGGTTAGATTCTCTTTTCTCAACTCTAATATCTTTATATCATCTTTTAAATGTCTAAGTTTATCCTTAACAACACTATTCATTGCTGAAAATATTCTTATATCTAATAAATCTTCTATAACTTCTCTACGATTTGGAGCTGACAGTTGCATGAAAGGAATGAAACTACTTGATCCAAGAACTACAATCTGAGTAAATGATTTATAATTTAACTTAAGTATATTTGTTTCAAGATATTTTTGTTGATCATTTGCAGCTGCAGTTTGATTTAACATATTACCACCAGCCCATATTTCAAATACAGATGGTTTGATACCACGAACAACTTTATATTCTCTAGTTCCCACTGTAAAATCTATTTCAATTCTACAATCTTTTTCATTTACAGTATTGACTAATTGTGATTTTGTAATTTTACGAAATGGTTTGTTAAACAAAACAAATGTCAATGCATCTAGAACTGTACTCTTACCAGCTCCGTTACTACCAATTATTAAAGTTGTATTACTCTTTTCAAAATTTATCTCAGTCCAATGGTCTCCTGTAGAGAGAAAATTTTTCCATTTAATTTTCTTAAATTTTATCATAATTTTTTGGAATTAACAAATCATCAGAAGAAATTATCACATACGGATAATCATACGCTTCACAGGCGTTTATGGCAACATCATCAGGAACCTCTGTAACATCTAACTCAGGATACTTTTTATCACTCATCGCCATCATCATGGCATATCTAACAGCATCATCCTCCTCTTCAAAAAGAAAGATAACTCTCTGACCTTCATCATCCTCAACTGCATAAGCGCCTTGTTGATCTGAGTTTTTTACAGAAAGAATATACATTATTCTACCTCACAAGCCTCAATGTAAACTTCTTTTAGTAAATCTTTAATTTGTGACTTATTAAGAGACACATCAGACTCATCAATGTATCGGTTTAAGATACTAATTGTATCCTCACTCTCATCATTCTCAATCTCTTCAGCTCCATAGTATCCATTGAAATCAAAATTTTCAACAACTTTTAAGTCATGAACATTTGATGTAACAAATTTTTCAACAAACTTCTCAAACTCTTTCAAGTTAGATTTTTGTTTGACTATAATTTTAATGATCTTATCTTTATATTTTGATGTATCGACAAGTTGATGTGGTGTGTCATTATAATAAACATGATGAAACATCTTGTGTGGATTATCAATCTGAGTTAATTCTAATGTATCTGTATCATACAAATTAAAACCTCTAGGATCATCTACATCATTCCAATATATTTCGTATGGATTTCCTAAGTAATGAATGTTCTCACGAGAGCTTCTGGTGTGATAATGTCCAGAAAACACTTGTTTAAACTTTTTGTAGATAGAATAATCGTCTCCATGATCCATAACAACATACTTATTGGCATGAAACCCATTCAGCTCCAAGTGACCCATCACAACTTTAGCCTTTGATTTGTTTATACATTCATGAGTCTCTTCTCTATTCTCTTTGTTTATCCAAGGTACTAGTAATATGTTTAACTTATCTATCTTTATCTCTGTTGTTTTATCATAACAAACAATATTATCATATTCTTTTAATAATAATTGAATTGTATTAACTTGATTTGTATTCTTATAGTATGCAGTATGATTACCAACTATTGTATGAACTTTGATATTCATATCTCTCAAACGATTGAAGTAATTCTCTTTTGCCCAATCTAATGCCAAAAAATCTATACCTCTTCTATTGTCAAATGTATCACCCATATCAACAATAGTAGTAATTCCTTCCTTTTCTATAGTAGGAAAGAATACATCATTATAAAATTTTAAAAAGTAATCATGAAATATAGCAGAACCCTTTCTAGCTCCAAAATGTTGATCCGTTATAATTGCTATCTTCATCCATTATACCTATAATTGATATTGTCTTTGATAGTATTATAATCACTTTCAGATCCTGCCATCATACCATCATCACTGAATA